ATTAGTACAACTCAACGACGTTGAGAGAGCTATAGAGCGTGAAGTAGAAATTGAAGATACGACAAGAAATATCGGGGTAGACGTTGCTCGCTATGGCGACGATGACACTGTGATAACTAGCCTCAGAGATAAAACGCAGGACGTTAAGAAAACCTTGAGTAAGAGAAACATAACGGAAGTATCAGGCGAGGTTATTCGAATAATAGAAAAAGACAAGGCACCGCATACCCGAGTTCTAGTCGATGCTACTGGCATCGGCGCGGGCGTATTCGATAACCTGTCAGAACACTACGCGAAAGATCGTAGCGTGGACGTGGTAGAAATTCACTTCGGACAGTCACCTCACATGGACACCGACAAGAAAGATTTAGAAACCGAGGTTAAGGCAAGATACTTCAATCTTAAGGCCCGTATGTATGACTTATTGAGTCAAGACATTAAGTACGAACTAGACCTACTCGACGAGAGCGCCTACCTTGACGAGCTACCTACTATACAGTTTACTTTTAACTCCAAAGGAAAGATGCTTATAGAATCGAAAGACGACTATAAGAAACGAACGGGGAAAAGCTCACCCGATAGCGCCGACTCTCTAGCGTTAGCTAACTTAGGAAGGCACCGACGAAGTACTATAGGCTTTTTCACAGGTATGACTGGCGGGAAAATGATTAATAAAAAAGAAAAGTCAAGTGATACTATGAAAACAATTGAAAAACGTATAAAATTAAATCAATATTAAATACAGGGTAACTTAATGACTGACATTATTTTCAATACGAAAGAGAAAGGTAACTCGGGTACGCCCATATCAGCACTTGTTTACGATAACGAATACCTTAGTCAATTATCAGGCGTACAAGCGCATACCGTCTATAATAAGATGCGCCGTAGCGACCCTCAAGTACGTAAAGTACTTTCTGCTATCACCTCGCCCATTAAAGCAGCATCGTGGTCCATAGAGCCAGCCAGCGAAGAGCCTAAAGACATTGAAGCCGCCGCCCTTATGGAGCGTATCTTTTTCACTGACTTAAATTTCGATAGTAAGCTAGGCGAAATACTAACTTTCTTAGCCCACGGTTATTCTATTTTCGAAGTTATTCACGAGAACAAAACATCAAGCGATTTCGGAGCATATACAGGCCTTGCGAATTTAGCTTTTAGAAATCAATCTACTATTACCGAATGGCGAGTAGACCCGAAGACTTCGAAGTTAAAAGAAGTACACCAAGAAAGCTCGGGCGACGCTGAGGTTGACGTATGGCTCAAGACCGATACGTTACTTATGTTCTTTAACGAACGCGAAGGCGACGATAACGGCTTTCCACTGCTTCGCCCTTTGTATGGGCCTTATAAACGTAAGCTCATGACGGAAACTTTAAAAATGGTAGGTATTGAACGCTCGGCCATACCGACCCCGACGCTTAAAGTGCCTCAGAACATTACGCCGAAAGACGAAGAGTATAAAGCCGCCGTTTCTATCCTTAGTTCTTTTACGAGCGCAGAAAATTCATTTATTACTTATCCTGACGGGTGGGAGTTAGACCTACATCAAAACCAAGGCTTCGACCCTATGAAGCTTGAGGACTCTATAAAAAGAGAGGATGAGAAAATGGCGGGCGCTATCCTAGCTACTTTTCTAGAGCTTGGTACAGGCGGTAACGGCGGGGCGTACGCCCTAGGCGAAAACCTAGAGCGAGTATTCACTCAGGTTATTGCATCATTCGCGAAGTCTATCGCCACTACGATCAATACGGAGCTTATACCTAGCTTAATGAATCTTAATCTAGGCGACGCCATCGAGGTTATGCCTAAGCTAACAGTCTCAGGTATTTCTGAAGAGGCGGGCATGGAGTTTATGCAAGTTGTAACAGGCTATGCTAACTCAGGCGTTATTCAAAAAGACGAACAGCTAGAAGACCACGTAAGAAAACTACACGGACTACCTAAGAAAGCCGAAGGTACAATGCTTGAAAATCAAGAGACTGCAGGGGGCGATAATGGAGACTCAGATTCTACTGACAATAATGGTGATACTGACGGGGGCGCTACTCCAACTGATACTGACGACACCGCTCTGTCCTTAGACGAGGGTATCAAGTTAGCGGAAGCGAAAAACCCTAAGAGCCTTATAGATCAAGAGGCAAAAGCGATAGACGAGGTTATGAAGTCTAACCTTCAATTCATTGGTGAGAAATTAGTCGCTGACGTAATGAGAAAGTACAAACAACTACCAGAAAACGGAAAGCTCAAGGCGATTGATAATATCAAGCTCGGCGGTACAGCTAAATACAAGCGTCAGTTAAAAGGGACATTAACGACGACGGCGAATAAGGCACTAGATCAAGTAAAGACCGAAGTACCTACAGCGTCAGACGTAAAGCTGAAAAATAACGAAGAGTTTTTTAAGGCGTTGGACGACTTCGGTTCTATCAAGTTTGCAGACAGTGAATTTTCAAGTTTACCTGCACACGTTCGAAAGTTAATCACTCTACAGTCGAGCAGAATTGTTGACCGTCAAGCTGCAGAACTTGAAGACCGCGTCGCCTTCGTTTTTATGCAGAACGAGCAGACTACAGACAGCGCTGCCACAATTGAAAAAGAAATTTCAGACGCCGCCAACGATTACGTAAATAGCGGGGCCATTGGTACAGGGGCGACCACCACTTCAAGTACTATAGTTAACCAAACACGAAACGAGTTTTTCTTTGACGACGAGGTCTTAGAGGAAATTTATGCGTTTCAATTTAATAACAGCGACCCGAAGACTGACATATGCAAGAAACTAGCAGGTAGGGTATTCGCTAAGAACGATACGGAGTTCTTAGTATATTCGCCGCCTCTCCATTTCAACTGCCGTTCCTTTCTCTCTGTGGTATTGCAAACCAAGAAAAACAAGCCTACTATAGAGCCTCTACCGCCGATCACTGAGACTGATAGAAAATCTATTAACTTAAGTGAGTCGAAAAAGATTGAAAAGGTGCTTGATATACTCGAACATACTTGTAAGGGAAATTAAATGGACTTAATTAGAAACGTCTTAATGGACAAGAAATATTTCGAGAGCGTAGACGAGGTCGAGCAGTTACTTCAAGAAAAAGAAGTAAACGAAAATTCGGTTATTCAAGCTCTTATTTTGAATAGAGAAACTTTTCCTACCGAAGAGGACGCTAGACTATACGCTAGAGAAAACTACTTCGTAGTAGAGGACGTCTTTGAGAGTGAAGTATCTTTCTCTATTCCTCAATTAGACGCTTCCGAATTTATGGAAGATAGTTTTCAGACTATCGAAATTAAAAACGGTGTAAGCACCGTAGTTGCGTTACTAAAACAAGACGCGGTCGAAGGCGGCGTTAATGACGTATTCTTATCGTTAAGAAATGATGACTCGATTAAACTAAGCGGTAACTTACCGCATATCATTGAACTGGCGAAAGTCGTATCAGGTACGCACGTCAATTATGGTAAAGTTGAAATAACTAAAGAAATACTACAGTCTTTCGCGCAGAACTTTAGCGAGAGCGTAGTCGGCGTAGATTTAATGATTGACTATGACCACGAACAGCGCGGGGCCGCAGGCTGGGTTAAGTCAGTATTTTTATCTATGGACGGCACGACTCTTTACGGCGAAGTAAAATGGACACCTAAAGGCGCTCAATGTTTGAGTGATAGAGAGTTTAGGTATTACTCACCCGAATTTACGTTAAACTATGTTCACCCTCATACAGGCGTCAGTCATGGCCCTACTATGTTAGGTGGAGGCTTAGTAAATCGCCCCTTTTTAAAAATGGACGCGATTGTAACTTTTAAAGAAAATACTAACCAAAACAAAGAGGTTTTAATGGAAACAATAGCGCTCAATGAGCATCAAGCTATTAAGTCTGACCTTGAGAAAACTATTGCCGACTTTAAGCTTTCAGAAGAGAAAGCTAAGACAGTAATCTCAGGACAAAAAGACGAAATTGTAAAGCTATCTGAAGAGTTAAAAGAACTTAAGGAAGCTAAAGAAAAAGCCGAAGTCCAAGCTAAGCATGAGAAACTTTTCTCTGAGGGAAAAATTTCAGCGGCTCAACTTACTGCCTTAAATGAAGGTAAGGACATGTACGAAGTTCTAGCTCTAAGCGAGAAAATGAATACAGAACCTAAAGGTAAAGACGGCGAAGGTGACGTAATTGAACTTTCTGAAGTAGATCAAAAAGCTTGCGAAGCTCTAGGTATCTCGAAAGAAGACTACGTTAAGTACAACAACTAAAAACGAGGTTTAAATGACAGCTTTAACAGCAAACAAAGAAGTGGCTGAAAAAAATCGTAGATTACTTTCTAGCCCAGTAGCAGTAGCGTCTATTTTTAAAGGTGCTATTGTAAAGATTAACGCCGCAGGCTTTCTTGCTCCAATGGCAGCCGAAGCAGGTGCTTCAATGGCCGGCGTAGCTTATGAAGCTTGCGATAACTCAGGCGGAAGTGCCGGCGACGTAGAATGTAAAGTTTTACGTGAAGGTGTATTCGAGTTCGTATCAAGTGGTCTAGCTCAATCTGACCTAGGTGCTACTGTTTACGCATCTGACGATCAGACAGTGTCAACAACTCAAGGCTCTAACGAAGTAGCTGTAGGAAAGATTTCCGAAGTTATCTCTGCGACAGCTTGCGCAGTAGACATTGAAGTCTAACAACTAAAAACAAAGAGGTTTTAAAATGGGACAAATTAAAAACAGCATCGTTCTAGAAAAAGCGTTGCGTACCGAATTTATGAAGTCATTCGACAACGGAGAGAATCCGGCTGACGTAATGCCTATGATTATGGTAACAAGCTCTAGCTCTTCGTCTGAAAAGTACGGTTGGCTAGGCTCAGTACCTCAATTACGTGAGTGGAAGGATTCTAGAAAACTTAGCGGTATTCTGGATTTCGATTACTCTATTCCGAATGTGCATTACGAATCGACTCTACAGGTTGACCGTGACGACATTGAAGATGACCAATATGGAGCTATCAAGACTCGTATTAACGACCTTGCTGCCCGTGCTAAGACTCACCCTAGAAAGAAGTTCTTCGAGCTTTTAACTGGTGGCGAGACAGGTCTTTCTTTCGACGGTGTAGCGTTCTACTCTGCTTCACACAAGTACACTGCAGATAGTGCTGCTCAGTCTAACCTACATACAGGTACTAAAGCCGGTAGTATTCCTACAGCAGCCGAGCTTTCGGCTGACTTCGAACTAGCCCGCGCTAAAATGAGAAAGTTCGTAGACGATCAAGACGAGCCTTTTAATGAGGGTGAGCTAGACCTTAGAGTCGTTGCTTCGCCTGACCTTGAAGGCGTACTAGATCAAGTCTTTGGGGCTGACCTATTGAACAATGCTACGAACACTCTAAAGGGTGCGGCTAGCTACATGTCATCAGGTCGTCTTTCTGGCGCTGACTGGTACATCGTAGAAATGAGCGGAAACTTGAAGCCGTTCATTCAGCAAAACCGTCAAGCCCCGCAGTTTGGAGCGCTTGAAGGTACTAGCGAAAATGGTTTTATGCACAAGACATACAAGTACGGTATTGACTATAGGGTTGGTTTCGGTTACGGACTTTGGCAAAAATCTATTAAATGTAAGTACTAAGATTATCGAGAGGGCTTCGGCCCTCTCTTTATTTAGAGGTTAGAATGAAATTAAAATTAAAACTAAGAAGAAAACACCCGAATAACTTCACGTTTTTTGGCGATCATGTAGTTACGCCTCACGCTCAAGAGTTCGACCTTAGCGAAACTGAGGTTAAGTTATTAGAGACTACAGGGCCTAAGCATTGGATTGAAGTTTACGAAGAGAAAAAAGAAGAACCGAAAAAGAAACAAAGTAAAAAGAAAGTAAGTAAAAAAGGCAAGTAATGAGTTTAATTGACGAGCCTAAAGCTTGGAAAAGTAAAGCTAACGGTCAATACTTAAAAACTGAAAGCGAAAGTATGCAGCTAATTACCTTAGTTGATACATCATCTAGTGATTTTATCTATATCGGCTCTGCTTTACCATCAACCGCGAAGGGTGATGCAAAATGGAGATTGCAAAGAGTGGACATAAGAACTAGCGAAATAGAGATTTTATTTGCTGGCTCTAGTGAAGATTTTACGCATGTTTGGGACAATAGAACGGGGTTGGTTTATGGCTAATGAATTTAAGCTAGTAAAGCTACTTGATCCCGCGGTTATATTTAATACAACCATAAATCCGGCTGGCGATTACGAGAATGCTACAACCTACGAGGTTGGTGATCTAGTTTACTATCAAGGCGCATCATATATCGCCAAGACTCAAACAATAGGCAACCTGCCAACAGATACAACTTACTGGCAAATGGTAATAAGCGTACAAGAATACTTTGAGTCAGTATCTAAGAATATTAAGTCTTGGAATTATTCACTAAGCTACACTGGTGATAAATTAACAAGCGTAGTTTATACAGAAAACTCAAATACGATTACAAAGACTTTAAATTATACAGGCGATAAACTGACAAGCATTGTTCTTTCAGGAGATACACCTAGTGGAATAGACTTAACCAAAACTTTAACATATACAGGCGACCAATTAACGTCTGTTGCTTATTCATAGGTAAATATGGCAACAATAACACAAACCTCAACAGTAATAACCATTAATGGTGCATATAAAGATTTTACTGGTGGTTCAGGTAGTACAACAACCGTTATTCAATACAGCTCTGGTGATGCTCCCGTAGCCGGTGACGCTGGAAGATTCTTAATGTGGAAAGTGACGGCTGGGCAAACAGGCACTTGGCAGATACGTTATATAGAAAGTGCAACGTCTACAACCGTTACAGTCGGTGATGGTGGTTTTTCAAGTGCTCCGCCAAACGGTGCAACTTTTGCAATAAGCACTAATTTAGACGATATTGTTTCCGCTGTTGCTGGAGCAACAAACTCTGGCACTTCTTATACTTTTAATGGAAGAGAGTGGGATTTAGAAAACGGTGCGTTTTTAGCCGATGTTAACAAATCTTTAGAAATGACGGCTAATTCAACAACTAATTTTCAACCGCACTACTTAGTTGCAACTGGCTGTGCTGTGCAATTTGGTAGGCTTTTAGGCGGTGAAGCAAATAATTCTTTTGAAACTACTGAAGGCTGCCGCTTAGGGATGGAGGCGACTGGAACGTCTATTTCGTTACTAGGCGGCTATGCTTCTTATAGTGCTAATGGACCTATTTTTAATTTATACGGCTGCCAAGTTGAAACTTATGGAAATGATATGTTTTTAAGGGGCGGTGGTCCTGTTAGGTTTATAGGTTGCATATTTGATGGTGTTATGGGTGGGAGATGGTTAAGTTCTGATACTGAAATTGTTCAGACAAGATTTTCAGGTAATTTAAATGGTGGGGTTGCTTGGTCTCTGGGGGCAACATTTACTAGACCAATTAGTGACACTGTTTTTTATGACAACAATACGGTATGTAAAGGCTATCAAATCTTTTCGGGTGAGTTTAGAAATTCTACTTTTACAGATACTAATACACAAATAATTGATAGTAGTGGTGCGTCCTCTACCCTTGTTTTTGACTTTATTGATTGCACAACTTTTAGCAATACTAAAATTAGTGACCCGAAAGGAACTTTTAATCAAGCAAAGTCAATCAATTACACTTTGACTGATATTTCTGGTACTGGCTTAGATGACGTTAAAGTGGCAGTCTATGACAACGCACAGACAATACAAACAGGATTACAAACAAGTGTTTCGGGTGTAATAAATCAAATAAATGCAGTTTTTTTCTGTAGACCTCATAACTCGGCTACAGAAAATAAAGCACCTTTTGATATTAGAATTAGAAAATATGGCTATGTTTATCAAGGCTTTCAAAGTGCTGTATCTAGTCCAATTTTGCAAGAGGTTAGATTGCCAGTAAATAATGAGCTAGTTTCAACAGAGGCACAGGCGGCTGCTATCACTGGTATTTCTATAAACTTCGTAACAGAAACAATAACAATTACTCAAGACCACAACGCACAAAGTTTATATGACTATTACCAATACCAACTTTATCAAGACGCTAACTTGGCTTATGGTGAAGACCTAATAAAAACAGGTAATGCTTTTGATTTAGATGATTATGATTTAGTAGTTGATAATGCTGTTTATACAGGCGATATTACAACAACTGGCAGAATTACTTTCCAAAATGGGGCGCAGGGTATTGGTGTCTTTACTAGCTCAAGCGGAACTCAAACATCTATCTCTTTGACGTTTAATAATCTAAGCACGTCAACGGTAGAAATTTTTGATAATACAGGTGCAAGCGTTCAAAGATACACTAACCAAACAGGAACTTTAGTTTACATTACTCCTTTGGGTTCTACTGGCGGTTGGTCTTATATTATTGACCGCATTGGCTATAGACCTATTATTTCAAGCTTTGACCCTACTTTAAATAATTTAATTATTGACGGTTCGCAAGACTTATTGCTGACTGCTCAAGGTAATACAATGTATTCAGGCAGTAGTTCTGCTCTTGTTAATATTACTTATGATTTTGTAACACCTCAACTTAACATCGAAATTGGAAATGGTGGAGTATCGCCACAGGTTATCTTTGACGAGGTTGAGCAATCTTTAATAACTGCCGATGGTATGAGATGGCAAAAAGAAAATAATACCCTTGTAACTTTTGATGACTTACCGGCAGTAGGTCAAATGTTATTTATGCAAGATAACATAAGATTAAAAAGAGCTAGTGCAGGGGATGTAAATGCAGCCGTTAATGGTTATGTGTTAAGTACACAAGGCACACCCGTTGACGGTGTAAATGGGAATGTCAATTATATTGCATCTCCAGATTATGCAACACCTATTTGGGATGCACTACTTGCAAACCATAATGTATCATCAAGCTTTGGTGCATTATTGCAATTATTAGAAACAAAAACTCAAGCTGACTCAAGACAAGCAATTTTGGTTGGTGAGCATAACGACACGCAAGCGGATATTGCAGCATTAAATGATTTTAATCCAGTTACCGATACCGTTGCCAATGTAACACTAGTTGCAACAACGACAACGAACACAGATATGCGTGGGACTGATGGTGCAAATACTATCGCACCTGACAATGCTGGCATCACTCAGATTCAAACTGATATATCTAACCTAAATGATATTACTGCGACTGATGTTTACACAGAGTTTACAAGCGGAACTAATGAGGATGCTTTTAAAGCAGACGTTAGTGGTCTTGCTACTCAATCAAGCGTTGATACGATTGATAGCGTGGTCGATAGTATTGCAGTACAAACGACAAGAGTAGATGGGTTAATTGAAAACTCTTCCGGTGACAGATTTACAGCTAAGGCATTAGAGACTGCACCAACTGATGAAGCAAGTGAGTCAGAGATTCATTCGGCACTAGACTCTTATACAAATAAAGGTGACTACAAAGCCGATGTTTCAGCGCTTGCAACAGAGGCAAATGCAACAACAAATACAAATAGTATTATTACTGAAGCAAATGCTAATGAGGCTAAAATAGATACAATTGACGCTAATGTAGATGCAATCTTAGTTGATACCTCTACAACTATCCCTGCTCAAGTATCAGCATTAAATGATATTAGCCCTGCGGAAGTTAATGCCGAAGTGGGTACAGCTTTAAGTGACTACGATGCACCAACAAAAGCAGAACTAGACGCTACTGAAGCAGCTATTTTAGCCGCAATTAACGCATTGAACGATTTAGATCAACAAGAAGTAGCCGAGGCTGTATGGGATTATTTACAATCGGATACTACGGTTAGTGCCTCAATGAAAGAAGCAGTCCAGAAAATACTAGTAAACGCGAACTTGATACCTGCGACGGTTTAGGAAATTTATGATTAAATATCTTTTCACCAATAACGATTTAATAGGCTCGAAGTTAATAAGCGAATTTACTCGTAAGTCTTGGCAGTCTAGAAATAGAACGGCTTCGCATACAGGGGTTTTATTTTTCGGGCTTATCGTCGTTCATTCTAACGCGACGAACGGTGTACATATAGAGCCTTTCTATAGTTTTAAAAAGAAAAATAAAATCGTATGCGCTCTTCGTAGAGCTACCGACAAACGTACTAGGAATCAGGCAGAAATAATTTTCGAAAAGTATTGTAAACAAGCCTACGGAAAAAGTTACGACTACGCGGGCGTAGTCTACTTTACTTATAGGATAATTTTAGAGAGAGTTTTTAAACTACCTTTACCCAAAGTTAATAAGTGGGAAAACCCCGACAAGTGGTTTTGTGACGAGCTTATGGAAATAGAGCTTGGTAGAGATATATCAATGACGACGCCTAACGAGCTTATGCTTGAAATGGAGTCAAGCGGGAAATACTTACCCTGCGAAACTACGCAGTAGACAAGAGGTCTAACTATGCAGACAGACGTAATATTATGGGGGCTTGGCGTTATCGGTATTTTCGGCACAATAGCATTAAGCGTAAACGCATTTTTCTTGAAGGGTATCTACGAGGATTTGAACGCTTTAAAAGTAATAATAACGGAAACCGTAGTTAACGCAGCGAATAGAGAAAAGAGACTAACTACAACGGAAATTGAGGTTAAGGAATTACACAGTAAATTTCACGACTTAAATACGGAACTACACCAACTAAAAAGTTTAGAATTATTTAGAGAAAAAGAGGGAAGGTAACTATGGGCGATTTTACTACAGTAGGCGAAGTAAAAAGTTTATTTAGGCGTATCAAGATCGAAGATGATACGGGTACGGAAGCTACTAACACCGTACTAACTACCGAAGAGGTAGATCAATTCATAGAGGAAAACGAGCTACTCGTGAAGTCTAGACTTGCGACTTGTTATGACATTAATAGTATCGGCGCAGACTCGACAGTTATTATCGGAACCGTAGTCAAGTATCTAGTCGCTGACATAATTAAAAACATCATGGCCCTAACTGTTAACCAAAACAGTGATCGTAAAAATCAAGATATGGGGCCAAACTGGGGCGCGAAAGCTAAAGAGTTAATGGACAAGATATGTCCCGTAAACGAGTGCGGTAAGTGTACTGAAAAGCCTTCAATGCCTTTACCTGATACTTCGCTCGCCTCTAACCCGCCTACGGGGGCTAACCTGTTTAATAGTTCGACGAACACGCCGACCTTCACGAAAGCGGGGAATAATTGGTAGAAAAAGTTACCAGCTACATTGTAGAGAACGACGCGGATTTTAATCGTGCTATTGAGAGGCTACGTAAAACTACGAATGACTTTAGAGTACCTTTCGGGCTTATAGCTAAAAACTTTTATCAGAGTAATAAGAAAATTTTCAAACTCAAGTCTGCAGGGAAGTACCCTGACCTGGGGGGTTTAAATCCTAACACTATACCAGACGGCCAAACAGAGACAAACGAAGTTAGGGCCAAACGTGCCAAGCTTCGTGAAGTCGGTTTTATATATCCGTTAATGGTTCGCACTGGTAGACTCGCTTCGTCATTGGTTAATCCAAGCGACGGCGAAACCGTAAGACAGATAAGTAAAACAGGTCTAGTACTAGGTACGAGCGTCCCGTACACGAAGTATCATCAATCTGACGAGCCTAGGACTAAGATACCACAGCGTAAGGTAGTATTTATAGACGGCGGGCCACTTGAAACTTCGAGAGGGGCGAAAACTAGTGGACGCCGTGAGGCATGGCTGAATATAATTAACAAGTACATACTAGATAATATAGAGGACTTCGGATGATATTCGATACTGAGGACTTATTAAAAGCTAGCGCTCAGGTTATGAAAGATAATCTCAACGCAGAAATCACTATCATAGATACTGAGAAAGCTGACTATACGTTAGACCCTATCAACGATAACGCTTGGTACTTTCAAAACCTAGACGAAGAGTGTTTTTCATACGCGAATTTCGTCGTGTGGGGTATGTATGATAGTCCTGACCAAACAGATACGACTTTTAATAACGCTATGAAGTCTACTAAGATTTTCTTTGAGGTCTGTACAGTAGACGACGGCGCTGCGATTAACCAAAACGTATTTTATAAAATGTTAAGATATACCCGCGCACTTGAAACCGTTATAGATAAAAACTACGATAAAATCCGTAGTGGTCTTAAAGTTCAAGTCACAAGCCTAACGCCTACAAGTTTCGACTTGAACGGGCGTAAATTTCGAAGTGCTGGCGTTTTAATTACTGCGGCCATAAGCAGAAACTAAGGCACAACAACGAGGTTAAAATGAAGAAAGAAAAAGAAGCGAAGTTAGAGAAAAAACCTAAGGGGCTTATCGCTAAGAAAAATCATGTTATTTTCCAAAACGGAGAAAGGCACGAAATCAAGAAAGGCGAAGAGGTCAACGTACCGAAGAGATTTCTCGACACTTTAAAAGCTGAAAAAGTAATCTAACAAACAAGAGGTAAAAATGAGTTTATCACAAGATTTCATTGCCTACGGTATCCATTCGCTCGTACCATACAGACGAAGCGACAAACTACCTTATGGTATTTTTAAAATTGTTGGTGGTGGGACTATCAGTCTCTCCGCTGAGTTCGAAGACCTTTTTGGTGGTTCGAACAAGTACGCGTGGGCGTCGGAAGCTAAAACTATTAGTGCCGAGTTCACAGCTACAGTTAAATCAATGCCTGACTTCCTTTTTGAAGTATTCCTAGGGGCCACTGTGAGTACTACTGCGGCTTCGGCCACAGGTACAGTAGACGGTTTCGCTAACTTCAAAGGTACGTCTGCTCTTGACGCGTCAAATGGTATGGCCTCAGTGTCTATCAAGTCAGGCTCGGAAGCTGACCTCAAGGAAGGTATTGTAGTGGTCGAAGTTGTATCACCTACAACTGTAGACGTTTACTACATGACTGACATTGAGTTTGCTAACGGAAATGACCTAGAGTACATCGACGATAGCTTGAAAGTTACGGCAACGCCATTAACTATCACAGCTTCGACAGCGGTAGAAATTCCTAATACAGGTATCGAAATCACAGGTGGTTCTGGTACTATCGGAATGACAGCGGGCGACTCAGCTACTTTTACTAGTGCGGCGGCTCACGGCGGTATTTCTGAAATCATTATCGGTAAGTCTTCGGCGACTTTCCCTGAGCACGGCGAGGTAGCTCTAGCTGCTAAACGTGCTGACGGTTCTATGCTTGAGATCGACATTCATAAAGCTGTAGGCGCGGGGTTTCCTATCGCTCTTGAAGAAACTGTTTTCTCTATTCCAGAACTAACAGTGAAATTGCTTTTTGATAGTGAGCTTAACCGTATCGCTACATTTAGAAAAATTAAGGGTGCTTAGGCGTCGTTACTCAGTAACTAGGTACGTAAAGAATACTTAATTAAAATAGCCTCGCTTTCGCGGGGCTTTTTTATAACTTAGCAAAGTTAGTACTTGTAGATTTAGCGGATTTTTTAATTAACTCGTCCAGCTCAGGCGCTTCAAGGTCTTCATAGTTAACCTCGTAGTTTATCGCAGTGTACAAGGCGTACTCGCTGACGTTACCCTCGCAGTATATGTTGGCTTTAATTTTAATTTCGTTGAACTCTTCTTCAGTACAGCGGTAGGCTATCATTTTCGTTTTATAATTTTTCTCTTGTCGTAGTCTTGCCATGGTACTCTCCGTTGTATAACCTTAGCGTATAACATAATATTAGTATAAATAATTCACGGTAAGGCGTAAACTAAAAGCGAGGAAAAAATGAGTAATATTAGTATAAACGAGTTAAACCCTAGGGCTTCGAAGTTTCTTTTACGAGGTAAGGAATACCCTCTAAAAAAGTTCACGTTAGCCGCTCAGGTATGGGCGCACAGTGAGTTCGCCACCAAGGAAGAGCCTAACGGGTTAGTTAATTTAAGTACCAAGCTAGTCGAACTAGACTCGGGTGCTATAGCTAAGTCTTGTTATTTTCTTTTAGAAGATAAAACAGATTTCCCTACAGAAGACAGCTTCCTAGATAGTTTAGGCGATAACTTCACAGTTATTAAAGTTTTACTAGCGCCGTTTAGTGAGTGTCTAGGAGTATCTCAACCGAGTAGTGAAGAAACCGAATTAGAGGTAGAGCTAAAAAAGTAAAAGGCGGAGGCGTTGAGATAGCTACTTGCTGGGCCAAACTATACGACGTCTTCGCAGCAAGATACGGGTTAACACCCACAGAGTTTTATGAAGGTTACACTCTAAGACAAGTAACCTACCTACTTCGAGTTATAGATAGTTCGAAGTACGAAGAGCTTTCAATACAGGCGAAGTTAAACGGAGTTAAGTTAAAGCCTAGGATTGAAGCTCTAAGAATGAGCAAGGAAGACCGCGAAGAGGCAGACAGTCAAGCTATGTCTACTCTAGAACGTATGCAGAAAAAGCACGAGGCTATAAATGGGTGACAATTTAATTATTAAGATCGGCGCGAACGCTAAGTCTTTTGACGACGAGTTAAAAAAGTTAAAGGATAAGACGAAATCACTCGAAGGCGGTCTAGCGAAAGTAGCTAAGATTTCCGCTGTAGCTTTCGCAGGTCTAGCTACTGCTATCGGCGTAGCTACTAAGAAATTTACTGAGTTTGAAAAGACATTTACAAACGTACAGACACTACTAGACAAGTCTAGTTTCAAAACGAAATCATTTTCTAAAGGCGTCAGAGATTTAAAGAATGACGTACTATCGCTAGGAGCTAGCTCAGGTGAGAGTTTCGAAACCCTCAACAAAGGCTTATTCGATATTGTATCGGCTGGCGTAGACGCCGAGCAGTCTATCAGCGTCTTGACGGCGGCGACAGAACTTGCTACCGCAGGCGCAACAAATACGGCGGTAGCTGTAGACGGTTTAACGTCGGCTATGAACGCCTACGGGTTGAACGCCGATCAAGCTAACAGCGTAGCGCAGAAATTTTTTCTAGCTCAAAAAGCTGGTAAGACTACGGTTGAAGAGTTAGCTACAGGTTTTGGTAAGGTAGGCGCGACAGCTAAGGCCTTCGGAGTTTCGTTGGACGAAGTTCTAGCGTCAGTATCAGCCGTTACCCTAGGCGGTGTAAAAACTAAGGAAGCATATACAGGACTAAACGCTGTACTCGCTGGTATTTCTGCGCCTACTCAAGAGGCTGCTAAGGAGGCCGAAAGGTTAGGAATAGCCTTCGATACTCAGGCGCTAAGAGCGCAGGGGCTTAAAGGTTTTCTGGACTCGGTAACTACGAGTGCTAACTTCAATGAGCAGTCCCTAGAAAAATTATTTTCATCGGTAGAGGCGAAAAAATTCGTCTTCGGCGTAGCGGGTCAACAAGCGAAATCATTCGCTGACCAACTAACTGGCCTTAGCGATAAGTCTAAGCTAGCTACATCATTTCAAGACGCCCTAGCTACTAAGCAAGAAACCGTAGACAAGACCCTAGCGAGGTTAGGACGTTCTTACGACGCGGTCATTATACAACTTGGCGAGCGGTTCGTACCGCTCTTGAAGCAAGCGGCTGACGCGTTAAGCGCGGTAGCTGTAAAATTTAATAGTTTAACCGAAGAGCAGAAAGACTCTATAGCGAATTTTTTAAAGTGGGGTACGATAATAACTGCGGGTATAACCACAGTTACCACGATAGGTCTAGCGATTATAAAAGTTTCGGCCTTACTCGGTACACTGGGCGGGGTTCTGTTTACTACGGGCGGGGCGGCTTCGGCGTTTTGGATAGCCTTAACGGGGCCTGTAGGTCTGGCGGTTGCGGGCTTCGCGGCGGTAACTGCGGGGGCGGTTGCGCTCTACAACGTATTAAAGGGCGAGCCTGACGACACCCTCGAAGGTACGATAAGCAAGTTAGACGAGTTAAAAGAAAAACAGGTGAAGCTAGAGAAGACTGCGAACACTAATAGACTAGGCCAGAAAAATCGAAGCCAACAACGCCTAGACGAAGTTAACGACGAAATTAAAAAGCTTGAAGAGTTAAAAACAGCGAGAGAGAAAGCTAACAATTTAGAAGATAAAGACTTCGGTACAGGTTCGCTAGTACTAGACGCGGAAGTTAATAACGATATTAAAGACCCATTAGCGGGACTCGATAAAAACTTAGGTCAGCAAGACATAGGCTTAGACACTGGCGTCAGTAAAGAAACGATAGCTAAAGAAGAGGCTGAAAAAGCTTTCCGAGAAAAAGCCGCCGCAGATAAGTTAGAGGCAGAGCGGAGGGTTAGGGATAAGGAAAAAAGAGAGGCTAACGAAGCCGCCGCCGACGACATACTAAGAGCTAAAAATGAACAAGAGATACTAAAAGCTCAACAGGAAAACGCGAACGACGGGCAATTAAATCTACTCAAGAAAAAACATGAGCTAGAACAGCAAGAAAACCTAGCTAATAAAATTAAAAGCGACGAGCTTCGAGCGTTAGAGCTTGAAAATATTAAACTCCAAAAAGAAGCTCTACTTATTGAAGAGCAAGAGTATCAGATTCGTAAAGCCGAAGAGTTAAAGCTTGCCCGCGAAGAGCAGTTAGCACTCGACGAAGAGCTTCAAGCTATCGACGAAGAAAACCGTAACGCCCTTAACGAGAAAGACCTAGAGCAGTTACGTGGTCAGTTACTCAGTAAAAAGGAAGCTAAGAACGCAGTCGCTAAAGAAGAGGCCGCCGCCTTAGTAGCCGCAAGAAATCAAGAGTTAAAAGACACGGAAAAACACGGCGCTGCGGTAGCTAAGATAAACAAGTTTCTGGCAAGCTCCGAGGTTCAAGGCGTAAAGAACGCATCGAATGAACTTGTACAACTTCAAAACAGTAAGAATAAAACATTAAAAAGTATCGGTAAGCGAGCGGCTCAAGTACAGATCGCTCTTGATACTGCTCGCGGTGCTATCTCTGCCTATACTTCCTTAAGTGGAATACCTTACGTAGGGCCTGTACTCGGGGCGGCGGCGGCGGCGGCGGTTATCGCTTACGGTGCTGAAAGACTAGGCGAAGTTAATAGCGCTCAACGTGGAGGTATTGTACCTAGCGCTGGTGGCGGCTCAAGAGATAGAGTACCTATGATGCTAGAGCCTAATGAGCTTGTAGTACCTAAAGGTTTAGCGCCAGACTTCATACAGTCAGTAGGTAGACCAGACGCTCAAGCTAATGAAGTTGAGGACGACGTTAGAGGGTCAGTAGTAGAAATTGCGATAGAGGATGACGCGACTGATTTTATCACAGCTAAACAGAGAGAAAATACAGACCTAGCTATAGGGGTGGCATAATATGACTTCTGAAATTTTAGATATATCAGGCGGCGTAAAATTTTTCGATAAAAATAAGGCGCTATTTAGAGACGGTAATACGGTCAGTGCAAGCACTAACGATAGCGCAGCTAAGTTTATGCTAGACATTAGCAAGTATACACGTTGGGAGTCTATAGGCTCTAATGATACGATTACCGAAACTATCACCATAAACTTTAACACGGCTCAGACATTAGATAGATTACTTCTAGTCGAGCATAACTTTAAGGCTTTTACCATTAAATATAATGGCACTAATGACTTTACTAATGTTAGTAATCTTGACGGCGACCTAGTAGGTGGTATCGCTGAGACTGCTTACGATAAAGATACGGCCTATTATAAATTCGACAGCGTCTTAGTTAGTTCGATTACTATATCTGTAGATACTACCCGAGTAGCTGACGAAGAAAAGTATATGGTGCAATTTATCGCCACTACAGAGCTAGGTACTTTCGCTGGTTTTCCACGTATTCAGAATGTCCAGCATAACAGAAATATTAAAGGCTCTAAAGCTCTGTCAGGTAAAAACGTCATACAGAAAGGTTACGAAACCACGACGTTTAAAATGAATTTTAAAACGTACCCCGTACAGGCCGATATAGATATAGTTGAAGATATTCACGAGAGAGAAAATAGTTTTCTAGTCTGGTTATGCGGCGGGCGCTATGGCTCTGAGCATTTTACTATAGAGCAGCGAGGTTGGCGTCTTAGAGATATTTATAATATGCAAATTAGTAGACCTCTCGGGGCTAACTACGAAAAAGGCATTTATCAAAATGGCGTAAATACTACGGTGTCTTTCGTCGAGGTTATATAATGGCTATAGTTACACCTATCAGACAGTATCAAGTACTTATTACCCCGCTAGTCGATAAAGATACTTACGGTACTGAGATCGACGTAACTAAGGACATAGACCTTTCTGATTATATTAAAGAGGGTGGCATCGGTACTATCAAACAAGACGTAGATAACGGCGACTATGATATAGGCGTATTTACTTACGGTAGTATTACGATAAGGGCCTTAAACCTTGACGGTAGATTTAACGACGAAATGGACTGGCGAAGTATATTTAAGTACTCGCGAGACAAGGCTAAAGTACTGGTTAATTTTTTAGACCCTCAAGGTAATATCTTAATTAGCTTTAACGGTCTTATAAATGAGGATGGTACACGACAAGACTTTTTAAAAGACGAAGTAAAATTTAAAGTATTATCTCAAGACTCAGTCATTAGAAAAACTAAAGTATCAGGGGGTACGATTACTAATGGTACGTCATTTAGTACGGCCATAAAAAGTATTATTAATGTACCAGATATAACCAGCGTACTTGCTTACGACCCTACTAAGATTAACGTAGGGTTAGACCTAACTGTAGATAATGGCTCGTGGTTTGATAATAAAACTACGAAAGAAGCCCTCGACGCGCTTATGGTGGCCAGTAGTTCGGTAATGGTAATCGAAGATAGTACTATGATCGTACGTACTAGAGAAGAAAATAGCGGCTCTGTATTTAAGTTTTACGGTCATGGCGACTTATTCGGTAGAGAGAATATACTAAACATAAAAAACCTTAATACTGGGGTACAGAGAATGTTTAACTCTATCGTCGTAAACGATAGAGAAGTCAGTGACCAGACCTATATAGAAACCTACTCTTTACGTCAGAAAAAGATTGATTTAGGCTTTATTACTGAAAACTCTAAAATGGAGACTATAGGTAATAATGTACTTGAAGAGTTTAAAGTACCTAAGTTAGAACTAGAGATAGAAACAACTACAGAAATAGCTAAAGGGCTTAACCTTTTCGATCTTGTCTCTATTGACTACCCATATCGGGTTAGACCAGCTAACGAAGATACCTTACCTACCTATGGAGTTAGTCGCTATGGTGCGGCCGTATATCCTTTTATTCAAGGGAATATGAAGATTAGGCCTGCACTAGCTTTTAAGGTTATCGGGTTTCAAGAGAAGCCTAAAAACTACAAAACCGTGGTTAAACTACGTCAGTGCGGTACGACTATCTCAGACGGGCTATTCTCAAGTATCGCTACTTTATACGGTACAGCTATATATGGCGAGTCAGTCTACCAATTCGACCCAGATAGGGAAAACCCAGATATTACTAACGTATATGGTGCTGGCCTGTATGACACTATGATTTACAGGGCGTAATTATGAATATAAACTTTAATAAAAATAGGAGTATAAATTATGGGTACTAACACTTTAGAAACAGCCTACTCTAATGGTGAGATTATCGACGCCTCTCATACTAATGAGCTTACGGCTGCGGTTATTAATCAATTCGTAGGTAGAAATACATCAGGCGTACCAGAAAGCGGTAAGTCTCTAGGTACAGCCGCAATACCTTGGGGCGCGGTACATGCTAACAGCCTTGTCTTAAACGGGTCTGTAGTAGATATTGGTCAGATTACTTCAGTAGCTAACCGTATCGTAAGTGGTGCTACCAGAGCTGACAGCGATCAGCCTCAGTTCTTAGATGCTGACGGTACAACTGCGACAATGACAGTGCAAGGTGCATCGACTAACATTACATTATCTATTAACGCTACGGCCGCGACAGTCTCTACAGACATTGTAAAAACTGGTTTAACTTTAGCGCCAGCTTCAAATAATACAGTACTAGTAGACGACACTGAGCTTTCAAGTGATAAGTACGCGGGAGAGATTGACTATATTTACGGGGCTACGAAGAAAAGAGGCTTTATTACTCTTGATACTGCGGGGCCTGAGGTTGTTTCTAAAGTCGGTCAGATTGTAGCTTTAAAAGGTACGACTGAAATTATGATCGGCCTTTTAGAAAGTGCGACTAAGATTACTAATGTTAGTCGTGGGTTTTTCTTCGACGATGCAACAGCACCTATCGTGAGAGAGGGTGTTTCTAATAACGATACTTTAACTCTTATGAATATCGGGTGGACTTTCGTAGAAGATAACGGCACTACCGTAGACATTTCTTACCTTACGCCTGTATGGAGTTTCGACGCTCCTAGCTCACCAGCTACAGGCCAGTACTGGTTTGATATTACTAATCAGACTTGGAAAAGATACTCTGGTACAGAGTTCGAAATTATTAATCGTATACCTATCGGGCTTGTGGTACTAGACGATACTGCATGTATTGCGGTTAGGTCTTTTGACTTTACTAATACTTTTAGTAATGAAAATAATGCAGCCCTTGAGGTTTCAACTACGGAAATTATTAAAAGTAATACGTTATCGACTAGGGTTAGCGTTTACGGTACTGAGATTATTCAAGACTTTACTAAGCTAAGTTGGAATATAACTTCAGACTTAGAGACTGGACTTACTGAGGCCGCTAGTACTGTTTATTACTTATATCTTTCTACTAAGGGTGAAAGAATTATAGGAGCTGAAAAGCCGTACTATAGAAAAGACATTAAAGGTTTTTATCACCCATACCATACGTGGCGCTGTCTTGGTGAGGCTTATAACGACGGGTCTAGTAATTTAACTTTGGTAGATGAGATCGACTATAACCCTAACATAAAAGAGAAAAAGGCTATAATCACTTACGATGATGGAGACTCTTATAGTTCTTCTTGGTCGCTAATTTCTTTTAATGCTATCAGTGGTGATAATGAAGCTATTAAGCTGGGGTCTAACCAAGTAGACTTAATGGCTGGTAACTGGAATGTTAAGGGCGCTATGAAGTGGTATGCTTCACTAAATGGTATTAGGGATTGTGCTGTTAGGGTTTATGATGTAAACGCCGCAGTTTCATATGACGATCAATTTGGTTTTGGGCGTTCATATCCAATTTCTGCAACATATGGTGGTTGTCAACCTGCTGAAATCGTATTTACTAAAAGAAATTATCAGTTATTGACAGCTTATAAGTTTGAATTTCAACTTAAAGGTATATCAAGCAACGGGTCTGGTGCAGCAACAGGTGTTGATGGTATTCAACTTATTAGACAGCATATTGAGTTCACTAAAATGAGTAAATTCGCATAAGGGGTAAATCATGGAATATAATTTAGTAGTAGCAAAAATTTATGAAGACGCCGACTTTAACCCAGCTTGTTTTCAGTATAGCGAAGCCGAAGCCAGAGAAAAAAAATTCTGGCGTGACGCCCGCCCTATGCCTACACAAGCTGAGCTAGACGCGGCTGAAATTCTAGTTAATAAAGAAAGTCAAATTAAACCTATGTACGATCAAATGGTTACTGACATTTACGACGAAATGCTTCGAGTGTTTGGAACTTCAAACGACGTTAGCGTTAGCGCTACCGCAGCTACCCTGGAGGCTATGTTGAAGCGACCCGCTAACTACGTTAGTACGGACTTAGGACTAGTAGACGAAGCCGCAGTTACTACATACGCTACGGCCAAACTTGGCGAAGCTGACGCCTATGGTATTTTTAGATTGAAAAGAATAGCACAGTATCAGACAGAAAAAGCTGCGATACTAAACCCATAAAGGAAGGTAGAAAATGAAAAAGGAATTACTCGAAGTATTACTAGGAAGCGTAGATTTAAAGAAACTAGCGAACGGCGTTGTAGATAACGTGATCGAAGAGGCACTTAAGAAAGTTGTAGCTGACTCGTCTAACCCATATGATGACATGATTTTAAACTCTTTATGGCCTCTAGTTGAAAAAGAAGTTAAAGAGCTTATCGAAAAAAATCTAGACCTAGCGAAGCTACTAAAGCTAGATGAAAGCTACTAAAGCTAGATGAAAGCTACTAAATTTTTAGTAAAGAATAAGGACTTCTTAGTCGGAGTCTTTAAGTCTTTACTCTTAAATCTTTTAAAGATGCAAGCTGCGGGCGGGGTAAAGGGTTGGATAATTAAAACAATCCTTACCGAGTTCGCCGAAGAGGTTATAGAGTTTATAACTGTTAACGTAGACTATGTAGAAATAAAAAATAAAATTAGGGGTACTATAAATGAAACTGACCGTAATCAAGCTACTACTGACCTTAACGATATTATGCGCTAGCTGTGGAAGTACTACAGATTATCGTCCTAGTATTTACGGTCACGATTATATTAATCGAGAAATTATTACGCCCGTAACTTTCGAGCGTATCTCATGCGGAGATAAAAGATTTAACGAGTATGTATCAGTCAACCTCGATGACCTAGCGAAGTTAGCGCTTATTTTAAAGCACTCGAAAGTCCCTAAGAAAGTACGCCTACTAGTAGAGAAATTTAAGAAAGAAGTAGACTTACGCGCTAAGTTACAAAACAAAGACGTAGGCTTTAAAGGTAGCGGCTTTTAATTATATGCTCGTGATTAAGTTTGATACGCTCCAGGAAGGTTTCGACCTCGTCGTAGTTATCAGTACTCAAAACCTCAGCGCCCGCTCTACGGGCGTTTCTAAGATGCCAGTCTTGAAGCTTACGCGCTTTCTTACCAATATCTTTTAATTCTATATAGAATGAAATACCGTGAAACGTACCTGATATATCAGGACACCCCGAAGTGTAACGATCTGAAACCTTGTTATAATAGATGGGCTCACCTTGGACTACGTAGTTATCTAGAAGAGTTTTTACTTTCTTAGTTATTAAGGCTTCGCTCATATATTCCAGTTATTCTTAAACTCTATAAGTCTAGAGTCATCTTCGAAGGGTTTTAATCTTACGGTGATAGTCCTAATTAATTGTATAGGAATAAGGTAAAAAATGTCTAGACACTTAATGTAGCAGGCTATAACGTCAATGTTTTTAGGACTGTAGGCGTACTTGCTACTAGAGCCTCGACCTATAGTAAAGCGAAACCAGCCTTTCTCGTCTAGTGGCGTTCCGCAAGTTTTGACTTGTACCCGTAAAAAACGTCCTTGTTTTTCTAGTACAAAATCATACGGCTTACTATCCGAGAAAGGCTGGAGTACTGAAAATCCATTTTCGTATGCTGAGGACATAAAACGCAACTCACCATAGTCTCCAATTCGTTTGGACATACATTAATTATAGGGAAAATACTGCCTACTTGACTAGACTACCGCGTCATAAGCTTGCTTCGCCGCCCAGCTAGTCTCTGAAATCTCTAGGTCTACCCTAAGCGGTAGGTTCTTGTGAGGGTACGCCTCAGACATTATACGACTTAACTCAGCTACTAGATATTCTTCGCCGTCCCGTAGTTCAAATATGACCTCGTCATGGACGGTCAAAACTACGGAAGTCTCGTACTCTTTTAAAAACTCAACGCAGTTAACGTAAGCGCGTTTGGTGCAGTCTGCGGCGCTGCCTTGAATAAGCGCGTTTAGTGCCTTGTACTCTAAACCTTTTTCTATTTGAGATACTCGCCCATATGGGTTATGAATTTTTCCATAACGCTTAGCTTGCTCTTTACACCACGTATCTAGACGAGTTACACCCTTAATCGAAGTTTTAAACGCAATTCGTAGTTTCTTCGCTTCGGCTTCCGAACATTTCAAGTTAGACGCTATCAGAGTAACGCCCTGACCGTAGGCAACGCCTAGAGCTAACGCCTTAGCTTGATTACGAGTAATTTTAATACCTGTATATTTCTCGACCATTTCGGCCATAGCTATATAAATGTCTAGGCCTGACTTCACTTTCTCTATAGTTTCTTGATCGCCCGACAGGTCTATCATCAAGTACATTTCTTGACCCTTGTAGTCGCCAAACAATAACTTGAAACCCTTACGCGCTATGAAGCCTTTTCGTACAGCGTAGTCGTGGTACTTTTCCTTATGCAGGTTTTGAAGGTTCGGAGCGAACGAACTCAAGCGCCCTGTAATCGTGGTTTCTTGACCTAAGCTACAATGAATAACATCGTTCGCGTCGATCATGGCGAGCCAGTTTTTATAGTACGTATTCGCTTTTTTCTGCGAGCGTTTCGCTTCGACTATCTTATGTAGCGTTGGCATACTGTACTTTTCTGATAACGCCTCTAGAGTTTCCGCGTCGGTACTATACCCGCCCGTCCACTGACCACGCTTAATTATTTTCGGGAGCGTAAGCCCTAAGTCCTTCATAAGATAATTCTGTACTTGCTTAGGTGAGTTAACATTAAGGTCTACGGTCTGCTTGATTTCTTTTAATAACTCGCTAGCTTTTTCTAATTCATACGCCCGAGCTTTCTCGCAGTAAGCCTTATCGAGTAACATACCTCTAAACTTCGTAGTAGCTAACGCGGTTGAGAGTCTAGACTCAGTCCCGAGTACGTCCATAATCTTAGGCCATGACTTAGGACGCGTAGCCTCGTAGTGCTTGTCTCTACCATTTATACGTCTGATAATTTCTGTACATATGTCGAAGGTCAAGCGAGCGTCGCTACACCCGTACTTGAACATGATTTCTAGAGGCACCTTGTCATAACGAGGTTTCTTTTTGTCTTTAGAGTCAACGCCGTAGAGGTCATGCTCTTTAATGTATTTCTCTACGGTAGTATCTTTTTCTTTCCTTAGATAATACTTAGCTAGGTAGTCCATACTGAAAAACTGATTATCTGACTTTCTACCTGACGGGTCGTGCAGCGAATTTTCAAGCCTCGCCAGTACGCCCCCGTCTAAAATCTTAGGGCCTTTTATAAAGACCTTGTCCATAGCGAGCATCGTATAATCATAATCATAATTAATGAAAAACATATAACCGCAGTTATCTATAATTTTCTGAATGTCTTTGATTTGATCTTTATGAAGACCACCGACATTAAAATTGAAGTAATACTCGTTAGACTCGTCGGCGATAATCACAGAGAAAACCCTATCACCCTTGAAAGGCTCTAGCCCTGTAGTCTCGGTGTCTAGTGCTAACCTCGAACGCGTCGATAGTAGCTCTACTACACTAGTTAAGTTTACGTGGTTTACGAGTACTTGCATTTAAGAACGCCATTTGTAACTGTGGGCCATTATCTTTAAACTCGTTTAGAGCTATCTCGACTATCTTGTTCATAGGTAAGTCGAGCTTAGTAGCTAGTTTTTTGGTATTATCTACTACCTTGACAGGCAGTTCTACGTATATCGCTTTTTTCATTTCGTTACCTTTTTATAGACGAGGTAAAGTGATTTTCCAAAGGACGTCTTTACCCCCGCCATGCGTTTATTATCTTATTACCCTCTTGTTAACGCTTCAAAGAGTTGTTTAGTACGGCAATACTAAAACGGTATATCTGAATTATCTACAGGTGCTCCCGTAGTTTTCGCCTCATCTTCCGTTTCGTGTACTTGTACGTTATCGGTCTTTAATCTCTCTGACCACTTTACGGCCTGAGATATTTCTACGTCGGTAGACTTACGCCCGTCGATTACGTCCATTACGTAGTACTTACCTTTTTCGCCCTCTTCGGACTTCGCCACGAGGTTAAAAGTCTTAGCATAACTGGCCGCTCCAAACTCGTGAAGTATCATTAACTTAGTAGCTAACTTCTTACCGCCTTTAAGCGAAGTTCTTTTAAAAGTTAGAACCATAGGAAATACAGTCATGTTTTCAACGTCGTCTGGACGGATAACATAGTAGTTCATAGTCTTAGTACGGTTAATCTTTATACCAGCGGAAACCTCTTCCCACGGTAGGCTAGAATTTTCTGGCGTTAACGCCTCAGTCTTAACATAGTTATTGTTTTCAAACGTCTGTAAGGTCTTAAACATACCTAGAACGATAAACTCCACGGGACTACTTTCTTTCGAGCCTACCACAACCTCGTCGAGGCTATGCACGAAGTCGCCTTGCTTCGCCTTATCCTGCTCTACTAACTGACTGATAGCTTGCATTAACAAAACCTTCGGAATGATAATATCACTAGCGTCAAGATCGTTTACGAAACTCGCCTGCTCCGCGGGCGCTAGTGCGGTCTCTTCTTTTTTAGTTACTTCTTTCTTACTCATAATTTTACCCCTGTTACTGATAGAGTTATTCTATTGCTTGATACGTCCATACCGTCGATTTTAAAATCTAGGTTCTGCTCTTCGACTGCTTTCTGGCGCATTTCATTGTAGTAACTATTCATCTTACTAGCGTTGAAAGTTACAAGGTCTTCGTAGTCGCCTACTCTCTTGAGATACTCAGCGAGTGCTTGCTTGTCTTCGATCTTAGCGTAAGGACTATTTTTTCTAGTCACCTTACCAAAACCAGTATCGAAAGTTTTTAGTTCGTGCTGTTCTAGGTGAGCTAGAATATTATCTTGCATTTCTTTTAACTTTTTCTCTTCCTCAGTCTTCATCGCTTTCACTCTAGCGACCTCGGCTTTTTGAATAAACATTTCTTTGCATAGCTCTTTAAGCTCGCCGACTTCAATCTTGTCTGTCATTTAATACCCCTATTTAATTTCTAGGTTAAACCTAGGTCAGCAGTTCTTTTATGTCTAGTAGTTTCTCAGAAAATTCTTTTTTCTGTAAAAGTTTCTTATATATGTACTCGTCTATAGTTCTAGGTGCGACGAGGTGATAATCAAACAGCGTTTTATGAAACTTGATAGCGCCTGCTCTGTTATTTCTTTTTTGACTCTGTAGGTAGTCTTCGAGGCTAAAGTTACGCGTATAGTATATCTTGTACGCTGCGCCAACGAGGTTTACACCAAGTCCCGCCGCCCTAGTGTTAGCGATACATACCTTAACGTCGCCGTTGAGATTTTCAAATTCTGCGACCGCGTCTAGTTTATCTTGGGTAGATACCTCGCCGTTAATCTCAACGTACTTGATCTTACGCTTTTCAAGCTCTCGCCTTATGTCTTTGTAGTTCTCAGAAAATACGCAGAAAATTACTATCTTATTCGGCAAGGCCTGCTCGACTAACTCCATACAAGCGTCAAGCCTCGGGTTAGTTTTAAACTTATGAATACTACCGTCGTATAATTTCATATACCCGCTACTGATTTCGTTAAGTCTTAGCATCTTGGTTAGTGCGTTACTCGTAGCGAGGGGGTTATCGTCTTGACCTTCAAGCCATGTTATAAGCTCTTTCTTTAACTCGTCGTAGTGTTTTTTCTGCTCAGTAGATAGCTCGACCTCGACTTTATTTATAACCATTTCAGGTAGGTCTACCGCCTCTTCGGTTGATATAACTACCGCCCTACTCGCAAGTTTTTCGTGGTACTCAGGAAGCTTGTACTCGTTTAACTTCCACTTCGGGTACGTCTCACCGTAGGGTATGTACTGCTCCATATACCTAGACTTGAATATAGTCATACGATTCCCGAACGTAGCGCCCCCGTCCAAGAATAGAAATTGACTCCATATATCTAACACCGAATTACTGTTAGGCGTCCCCGATAGTATGGCCTTGAAGACGTCAGCCGTTTTCGTAACCTGTAGAACTTTCCTACAGGATAGAGAGCGATAACTTTTAATTCTTTGAGACTCGTCGCATATAGCAATTTTAAATTTTCTCTTTATGAGCGCCTTAACTACAGGTTCACTTCGAAGTGCTTCGTAGTTCATAACTATAATCTTGTGGTCAGGGTTTTCTATAGTGGCTAGCCTCTTCTTTGAAGTGCCTTTAACTATACCGATAAACTTCGGGGCTAGTTTAGTCCAAGCTAGAAACTCGTTCTTCCAGTTTTGAAGTACGATAACAGGGCAAAAAATTACTGTAGGCAAAACGCCGCCAGCGAGTCCGTACTTGTACCTTATTAAGGATATAGTTAGCGGAGTCTTACCCGTACCCATATCCATAAGTAGCCCTGCGCTCGCGTCGTCTTTGAAGCGTTCGTAGATTTTTCTTTGAAATGGGTAGAGGTCTTTGTAGGTTAGACTCACTCGACCTCAACGTAGTTAAAATCCCACAGTGTACCCGCCTCGTATTTCTCAGCATCAAGGAAGTACTTTTTCATCTTGTATAACCAGCGACGAGTGCCCGCGTCCCAGCGAAAACGTGCTTGCTTGGCTACGTCTTTGTTATGATAGTCAACGACGGCTTGGAAGGTTAACTCGGGACTGTGACTAATTTCTAGCACAGTTTCGAAGTCGTACTCTGACATAATTCGTAGCATGGCCATAACGTCGGTAAACGCTCGATGCGGGAAAGGGTTTAAGAAACCATGACGACCCGTCAGGTCTTCAAGCTTCCTAGTATTTATATGCTCGCCGTACGGCAGGTCGATCATGGTATCAATCCAATGCTTCGGAGCGAACTCGCCCAACATATCGTACCGGTTTATAAATCTACCCATAGCTGGACGGTCAAACTCGTTACCATTATGAGCTACCACGTACTCGGCTCTATCATACAACTTTCGAAAGTTTTCTAGGACTACCTCAGGGGGCTTACCGTAGTTTCGTATCATGTCGTCAGTAATACCTGTAAGCCCTACGACGAACTCGTCCATAGGTAAGTGAATATCAGGCTCGTAAACGAGGTCTGCTTGAACTTCGATAGGGCACTTGAGGTCAGTATCATATAATATCGCCCCGACTTCCGTTACTCTAAGCAGGTCTTGATCGAAAGTTGTAGTTTCTAGGTCTAGTCCAAGTACTAGCATTACGCCCTCTTCCCGTTCATTACTGCGCTCCAAACTTTTTAAGGAAAGCACCTAGTTTTTCTGGTGGGATAAAATCTGACCTAACGTCAAGGAAGTACCACTCTGCTAGCGTACATTTTCGTATGCCGTTATCTCTTAACGCGTCTAGAACTCCGTAAGGTCTAGAGCCTTTCTTCGCTCGTTTAACTTTACGGTCTACAAGGTGAGGGTACTCTGCTTTATAGGCTTTATGTAATTTCTCAGCAAACCTTTTCGATTCAATAACCCCGTCAAGATACCAAAACTCAAAACCGTTTGCGACGCCGTTGTAGTTATTACAGTGCATAGAAATCGCTTCGGTACAATCGGCCTCTGCCAAGTCTTCCGCTGCGCCCCTGCGACCGCGTCCGTCGTCCCTGGTAGCGAAGGTTAACCCTGAGAGCTTCGCAGTCTCTAGATTAAGTTCGTACTCTTCGAGTAGTCTATCACCGTCAAGGTCGTAGTGTCTTACGAAGTCGTCGTACTCTTCGTCGTACTCTTCATACTTGAAGTACCACTCTCTATTGTTAGCGCCCTTGTCGCGTTCGTTATGACCTATTAGTAAGCCTGTCTTACCGTTTCGCTCTGCGACCTCGCCGTCAATTGGCGGTAGTTCTACAGGCTTAACGTAATCTTTTTTAAAGCATTTCATTTATCTTTCCTTTTACATAACTTCGTTATTCTAGGTTTATAAATTTCTAATTGCTTCGCGCAACCGCATAGGTAAACTTCGTAGAGCTTGAACGGTCTATCATAGAACGTACAAACACTCAGCGCCTTAGCGTGAGCAGGTTCAAGCGACAGCGTCGTTATGAAGTGCGCCAGTAGTTGAGCTTTCATAATGCTTCCGATATTTTTATAGTCTCTAATGAGTACTTTCTACCGTCCATACGGTTAATAAGTAAGTTCATACCGTTTAAAAAGCCCTCTTCGTTTTGAAAGAACTCTACAAGCTTCGTACCAGTTAGACCATTACGTACAAGAAATAGATACAACTGGTGTTCTCTACCTATATTTTTCTTCTTAACGTAAAACGCTCTTATTTGAGTTAACCATATGGCCGTGGCAGGCTCACCGTCGTACAACGTATCTAGAACCTTTCGTAGTTTATCTACAGGTAGGCCCATTTTTTCGTGTATCTTGAAGCGGTCATCTTGCGTTTTCTTGAGATAGCTCAAATCCATTACACCCTCGTTAGACATGGTGGTTACTTAGTTTTATAGACTCTTGAGTCTCTTTAGGTGTTAAGTCTGAAATAATATTTATAAGTTCCGTTATCTTAGCGTCCTGCACGTTAGTTACATATTGCAGTGCATCTTTATCTTTTTGAAGCTGTATAGATAACTGTTCGAAACCTTCGGCAACCTCAGTCAGCCTTTCGACCTCGACTTTATACTCTTCGAAAGCATCGACCATTTTCTGTATTTCTTGCTTACCAGCGTCAGACAACTCCGCGACCGCGTCGTTAAGTACTTGTACGTTAAACATTTTTATACCCCTGTAAGTTATTAGAGGTATAGGTATAACCTATGAAAAACCTATCGTCAAGTCGATTTCGCTTGTATCGTAATACGAACTAAGCTACTATACGTAATACGAACTAAGGGGTACGAAATGAAAATTACAGAGTTAAGAAAAATAATAAATGCTAAAAGAGTAGACCAGTTTAAGTTGCAAAACGCAGTTAAGTTTTTAGCTGAAAATATAGAGACTATGCCTATAGGCGCAGAACAAGCGTTTAAAGACCTACTTAGAAAGGGCGCTAAAAACGCTGGTATAGAGCTTCAAGACTTACAAGACGTTTATAATTCATATAGAAAATAATAAAAGCCCTTCGGGGTCTAGGGGTACTTATGAATAATTTAATTAATGATATTACTATAATTGCTAGCCGTGTATGCGACAACCAGCTAGAAAAACTACGTTTAGAGGAAGAGCTTTTAATTAGCTTTATTCGTAAAACTACCAATAAGACTAACTTGAAAACTAAAGCCGATGCTCTTATAAGGGTTAAGCAAATTAACAAACTACAGATTAAACTACCTGGAGGCAAATAGTGGGTAGGTATTATCCGAAACCGAAAGTCGATCTTTCTAGGTTTATGAAGTTTATAGAACTTAAAAACAACGTGGTAACTTTTGCCTATAAAGGTACGATCTACTACGCAACCTTGAAAAATCCACACGGTTTAGAATATTTTACCTTTAAAGATAACGCATACGTAATACAGTCAGATAAAATCAAAGGGGTATGAAGTGGCGAGAGATTATAACTACGGTGAAGAGTTCGAGCATTTTTGGAAAGATTTGGACGTACCGAAGCGGGCTTCACGTAAAGAAATCGCCTATAAAGTTTTCTTACGTTGTTCAGATAGTGGGTTAGAACTACAACTAAAAGAGAAAAATAAACTAATTAAAGAACTACTCGAAGGCGTTAATGCCTGTACTAACTGCGGGTGTACTGAACTACTCTGCGGTTATCGAGGTTATGACGAGGGGTGTACGCATGGTAGTTAAACAAGGTAAGGAAGTTAAAAAAGTTGAGAGCGTTCGCATAGAACCGAAACGCAAGCTCAAGGTTATCAAACGATATGGCGGTCTACAGGCTTTCTTAGATGCTATGCTTAAAAAGGAAGGTATCTAGTGACGCCAAATATAGAGATCGACAAGCAAGCAGAGCAAGACAAAGAAATTATCAAGCGCATACTAGAGGTAGTAGACGGAGTGCGGAGCGGTTATATCAAGCTCGACGAGCTAACCGAATACAGCGACAAGATAGTAATTAAATACACTGCGAGGGTACAATGATAGATATGGGCAGCGGCGAGGTCGATAAGATCAAGGCCTTTATACCGAAGCAAGCGACGGTTTTAAAATACGAAGTTAGTGGCGAGACTATCTACTTCACTTACGAGTATGACGGTAGGATATTTAAGTCTAAGCTCGCCTATGGGCGTAGAGGTATAAACGCCCGCGTCAGAAAGAGTGTTTCAAAAACAAAGAGCGAGAAGTCGTAAACAAAAAGGGAATATGAAAATGGAAAACCTAGAAAACCTAAAAGACACTAAAAGAAGACTTGAAGAAAAAAAGAAAGTTTTGTGTGATGAGGCAACCGTTGGGATTCGTTGCGAACTAAATCAAATCAATGAGAAGTTCGACAATAGCTGTGAGGGTTGAAATGGCTTAATTGGAGCACTAGAAGGGGGGGGTAAGTAATGAATCTTGGTGAATATTATTCAGAGGCGGGGGATTATATCGAAGAATTAGAATCCCAACTAAGAGAAGCTGAGAGGGTGATGGAGCATCTGGTACCCCTAGAGAATGAAAACAGGGCACTAAGGGAAATGTTAACTATTTCAGTAAGTAAGGAGTGCAAGTGTAAAAATAACACCATGGTTAATATAGAAGTGGTTAAGCGTAATTTGGAACTAAAAGAATTTGCCGCCAAGTGTTCTTGTGAGGCTTATGAGGATGCAAAATCGGAGTACGAAAATGAAAATAACTAAAGAGAAACTAGAAGAATTAGAGAAAAATAAAGATGAGGCTTGGGAGGCTTGCCGTGAGGCTCGGGAGGTTTATTGGGAGGCTTATTGGGAGGCTCATTGGAAGTATCAGGAGGCTTATGAGGATGCAAAATCGGAGTACGAAAATGAAAATAACTAAAGAGAAACTAGAAGAATTAGAGAAAAATAAAGATGAGGCTTGGGAGGCTTGGTGTGAGGCTCGGGAGGCTTATCGGGAGGCTTATGAGGAGGTTTATTGGGAGGCTTACAGGAGGCTTATGAGGATGCAAAATCGGAGTACGAAAATGAAAATAACTAAAGAGAAACTAGACGAACTACTTAAAAACCCCTAACCGTTAATACTAGGGGTACTAGGAAGGCGGCTAGGGGTTATAACCTATGGAAGGTTCAGGTCTTATTATCGTACAGTCTTTTCATACTTGTCAAACTATTACTAGAGAGTCTACTCTTGTAGGTCTACTAGGGGAAAACATTGAACTACATAAATTATCTAGTTACCTCGAAGTTCGCCAAGGGCACCGAGGGGCATTTAAACGCTGACGATCTACTAGGCGCTATCGACGCCCACGACGGAGGCGAAGCATACTACAATCACTTCGACGTACTAGAATCAGGCTTAGGTACCGATGAGGGCAAGCCTACTTTCAAGGGTGCAAGCGGGGTATGCCGTCCAGCTTTTAACCTCGTGGGGTTTGACTTTGATAGTGCGGACAGTCCTGAGAAATCGCTTCACGATGTTCAAGCTTTCTTAAATTACTTTCGCTTCGAGCATTTCTACGTCGCGTACAGTGGTTCTAAGGGCTTTCATATCTCTGTACCGTTCGAATACTTCGATTTACCGGCTGATGAAAACCTACCTAAAACCCTAAGAAACCTTGCTCATGAGTTACGCGTTCATTTTCCTACGCTTGATACTAGCGTCTATAACATTGGTCGCAAGTTTCGCGCCGTTAATAGTCAACATGGCAAGACAGGACTCTATAAGACTATCATTAGTCGTGTGGGTATTAACACTCGTAGCATGGACGCTATCACTGATTACTGCTCTACCCGTAGAACATTAAACTACGAAGTCAAGGCTTACGATGTTAAACCAAACGAGGCGCTAGTACGCCTACTCGAAGATGTCAAGGCGACCGCGTCGTATGATAAGGCTAAGGCCGGTACTGCTCTCGCGCCCACTAAGCTTGAAGCTTTCGACGACAAGACATGTATACGCAGACTCTTCGAAGCTGAGATCGACGAGGGCGAGAGAAATACAACGTGCTTGATTCTAATTAACGACTTGTACAAGAGCGGTAAGTCCAAAGACCATTGTATAGAACGTATGACCCCTTGGATAGACAGGGTTATGCCCGAACATCGTAAGACTGAGTGCTTCGAAATGATCGACGACATTTATAACGGCGATAGGTTCTATAACCACGGTTGTCTTGAGCCTATCAAGGCGAAGTACTGTAGTGCCAAGTGCGGAATATACACGAAGGTTAGTCCCGCGAAAAGACCTACGCCTGTAGACGCTCCGAAGAGTGCTTTCAAAGAACTACAGACTGTGAACGCTAAGCCTGCGACTATCTTCATAGGGGAATGGCTTAAAAATAATATGGCCGTAGTTACCCTATCAGGTAACTGGTTTTTAAATAATAACATGACTCACCCAACACCTAGAAGCGTTATTGAGGATAGAATTTTTAATGCTTCCGACTTAATGAATAGGAAAGAATACAGGGTAGTACCTCAAAATAGAATTATCGCCTATCTAAATGAGTGGGAAGAGTCGGAGCGACGGCGTCGTTTGAATGACCTCGCTAGGCATATAGACTACACCGAGGCCAATGACCTAGTAGACAAATTCTTAACTGCAGTGGTGGGTAGAGCGCCCTCGACCTTAGAGGTTAACGTCTTCAAGCATTGGTTGTGGTTAGTCAAACGGAAGGTCAACCGCTTAAACGTCGAACGTGAAATGATGATAGTTATAGCAGGTATAACCAACACTGGTAAAACCTACGCCGTTACAAAGGTATTCAAGCCTCTTAAAGAGGTCGTTGACACTATGATGCTCGACACTCTAACAGACGACAAGGAAACCGCGAGGTTGACCTTAAGCGCTATTATATTTTTCGATGAAATGGCCGTAACTAAAAAGGTAAACGTCGAGGCCTTAAAGAATAAGATCACAGCGAAGTGGTTAAACTATAGGCCTTTATATAAAAATGGACGTACTCAAGATCGAAACTTCGCTACTTTCATCGGAACTTCGAACAGCCGCGTCAGTGATATCATCAAAGACCCTACAAGTGCTAGGCGTTATTTTGAGTACTGGGTGGACTCTAAATGCGATTGGGACGCCATAAATAAAATAGACTACCTAGAAATGTGGCGGGGCATCGACGAAAATCAAGAGACTCCGTACATTCAAGACCATATCGCAGAGCTTGAAGTCGCTCAAGAGGATATACGCTCGCGCGACAGCGTCGAAGAGTGGTTAGAACTGGACGAACTACGACCTGAGGGAACTCAGACTCATGACTTCGTAAAACCTCGTGAGGCGTACAATGATTACGTTGCATTTATGAGGGTACAGCAACGCGAACGCTATGCGGTAGGTATCAAGCGTTTCTTTAACCGCATGACTGAGCTTGAATTAAATGGTAAAGATTATGATCACGGGAGGCACTACAAGATTAAAGCCTCACGCAAAGACGACTTCGACCCTTCAAGATAACAGTAATTTAGATTGATTTCTTATGACGTATGTTTTAAGTACGGTTGCGTCTTTAGTACGGGACGCGGTGCTATAAGGTGCGAGTGCTCGCGTCATAAAAAGACGGGTACATACGTCGTAAGACTCAACTATTTTTTACAAACGTCATCGGCTAAGTTATTGTTATCGTTATGGTTTTCTTGTTTCATGACGTAAGGACGTATCTTTATATATAAATATATATATACAAGAGTCCCACCTGAGCGTAGCAGAAAACCGTGGTTTTAGAGGTAAAAGAAAAGAATAATAGTTTTTAGTAAAACATACGTCATGAGATTATTCAGGACGGAACCTAGGAAGGATAAAATGAAGAGATTAGAGTTTTTTAATTTAGACCCTGATAAGGCCTTAGACCTACAGTCTGAAAACCTTATCAAAATGTATGACCACTACGAGGTAGAAATCTCAGAGTTTAATATGGTTGTAGTTAAAGACGAGGACGGGAAAGACAAGATCGTTGTCGGTGTACTAGGCGAGCCTAGGAAGTAGTAAATTTTTGGTAGGCATATTAGTTAAGGTGCTTACCATTTTTAACTAGCTAAATGTTATACATTAAGTTAGCCTTGACATATGAATAAAAAGTTACCCGAAAAACAAGAAAAATTTTTACAGGCTTACGTTAGAAATTTTAACATAGCGCATGGTTATGAAGCGGCCTATGGGCAGAAAAAAAGTCTAGAGGTCGCCAGCGCCGCAGGTTCGCGCCTGTTAAAACAGGTTAAAGTAAAAGAACGCCTTACCGAAATACTCGACGAGAGAGCTAAGGCCACTAAGGTAGATAGTACTTACGTTATAGAATATTTAAAGGCAGCACTTGAAATCGACCTCGACGACTTCGCTAACATTGGTAAGGCTGGCGTTGATATAAAAGAGTTTAAGAAAATCCCTAAACATATACGCAAGTACTGCACCGAGGTTAACATGACGGAAAGCAAGCGTGGAAATGTGATCGTGAATTTTAAAGTTTTCAGTAAAGAGAAAGCTATCGAAATGCTGGCCAAACATACAGGCGCTACTAGAGAGCGCGTAGAGCTATCGGGAAATATTACAGTAAATTCTATAACTGACTTGGTTAATAATCACGATGCTGATTAAAGACATAAGGGCTATAGTTGTAGAGACTATCATAAACATTGTAGACACGTTGTACCTCTTCTTTCTTCGGCTCGTCTTTACAGTCCGTAACGCCCTCGGCGCACGTTACTTCGATAGTTACTTTCTGTTTTTCTTCTTTGTATTGGTAGACGTCTAACTGATAGTCAGGCGCATTGTAGTAGACCGTAGTTAAGATAATAAGTTCTAGGACTCTTCGTCGCATACTTCTATCGTATCATCTTTCGGTACTGGTGGGGGTATTTCTTTTAGCAGTGGTAGTATAACTTCCGAGTAAACGACTTTAGAATATAGATCGACTAGAATTTCTTCGACCTCTTTAGGAATACCCGCTTGTAATATACTACCCTCGTGAAAGACGCCATGGCCTAGTTCATGTATTAAAGTGGTGTAAAAGTCTTTAGGGTCTTCGAGTGCTGATTCATCAACGTATATTTTCTGAGTACGCCAATCGAATAGACCCCATATACCGTCGAGGTCTTTTAGTACGAGTCTGTATTTAGTGCCTAGAATATTGAGAGATTTTTTAAATATCATATAGATATTTTAACTTATATGCAGAGCGACAGCGTAGTTAAATTTCTTGTCATCTTGTTATACGCTCACGTAAACTTTTTAACATGATAGATTTACTACATGGCGACTGCCTTGAGCTTATGAAAGACATACCTGATAACTCGGTTGATCTAGTGCTGACAGACCCGCCTTACGGTACTACCGCCTGTAAGTGGGACACTGTTATAGACTTTGAGTTAATGTGGGAGCAATTAAAAAGAATAACTAAAGATAATGGAGCTATTTGTTTATTTGGAAGTGAACCTTTTAGCAGTGCTTTAAGAATGAGCAATATTAAGATGTTTAAATATGATTGGGTGTGGAAGAAAAACAAGTTCACAAACCATTTGAATGCCAAGCACCAACCAATGAGATCAACCGAAATTATAAGCATATTCTACAGGAAAAAACCTGTATTCAACAGGACACCATTTAGGGATGGGACCCATAAAAACTACTCTAGCGGAAAGGGTAAAACAGATTCGGGAAACTGGGGGTCGCACTACAAGGGAGACAGGTCTACAATCGAGACACCCATAAAAGCAGCAATAGATTGCATTGAGTTTAACACCGTTCACCCCGACTCCAAAGAGTATAGTGGTCATTCAACTCAAAAACCAGTAGCACTTTTAGAGTACTTAGTTAAAACCTATACCCTGGAAAGTGAAACCGTTTTAGATTTTACAATGGGCAGTGGCAGTACGGGTGTAGCCTGTAAAAACTTAAAAAGAAAATTCATAGGCATAGAACAAGACGATAAATATTTTCAGATAGCTAAAGAGCGAATAGCGAGTGTCTAAGGAAATCAAGTTCATACAGAAATTACAGAGTAACGACGGGCCTAGAATTTTTTTACAGGACGTCCTCGGCGTTGAGTCCTTAGAGGACTATCAGGTCAAGAAAATACTTGAGCCTATCGCTAAGTATAACCGCGTTAGTATAGCGGCTACTCACTCTGTAGGCAAAACTTGGACTATGGCACGTATAGCCCTGTGGTTTCTATCATCCTACAAGAACTCTAAGGTCATTACGACCGCGCCCACAAATAGACAGGTAGTCAAGTTACTATGGGGTGAGCTTCATTCAGCGTACGAAAAATCTAAATACCCTATAGGCGGGCGCTTACTGAGTAATGAATTAAAGATCGGGCCTGAGTGGTACGCTATGGGCTTCTCGCCTCAGAAAGAGGCGGCCAGTGAAGGGAAAGAGCAGAGCGGTTCTAGCTTCCAAGGTTTTCATGCTGACTACATACTAATTATATTCGACGAAGCCACGGGTATCCCCTCCGATGTTTGGAAAATGGCTGAGGGCCTACTGACGTCAGGTAAAATAGTTAAGTTCGTAGCTATCGCTAACCCTACGACGCGGGCGAGTGAGTTCTTTAAAACATTTAGCGACCCTGCTTGGTACAACGTGTATCTGTCTTGTTTTGATAGTCCTAACCTACAAGCTAACGGGATAACCGATATTCATAGACTCAAGCGCGAATTAAAAAAGCTAAAAGAAATGGAGCAGAACGAACGCCTAGAATATATCGAGTCATACGATAAGCCCGTACCGCATCTACTCTCGTGTCAGTGGGTTATGTCTTCGGCTCTCAAGTGGGGCGTAGATCACCCGCTATTTCAATCTAAAGCACTAGGTATATTTCCTGATATAGATGAAAACGTATTAGTACAACTCAACGACGTTGAGAGAGCTATAGAGCGTGAAGTAGAAATTGAAGATACGACAAGAAATATCGGGGTAGACGTTGCTCGCTATGGCGACGATGACACTGTGATAACTAGCCT